TAACGGAGTATCGCAGCAGCCACCTTCCCTACGCTTGTCTACTCAGGCAGAGGTACAGGAAAACGGATTGTCTAGTGTTGTTTCTGGACTATCTAAACGTCCACCTACACAGCATGTAGCAGACTTAGGTGTTATTAGTAACCTAGATAAAGCTTTTATCCACACTATTCGTAGAGATGAGAACGAACTGTACTCTATGGTGGTGGATACAGCAGGAACTATCCGTGTATTTGACAAGGATGGTGTAGCTAGGACAGTTACTAACAACGCTGCTTCTTACCTATCAGGGCTTACAGACCCTAGTAAGGAACTGTCTGCTGTTTCTATTGCTGACACAACATTCATTCTAAATAAAAATAAAGTAGTTGCTAAAGATACTACAACTAGTCCAGCACGTGGACCAGAAGCATTGGTTTATGTTAAACAGGCTGACTATTCTTCTACGTATCGTCTAAAGCTAACTAAGGGTGGAAGCACACAAACAGTGGAATTTGCCACTAAGTCTTCTACTCAGGCTGATACTGCTACAACACAAAACGCAGAGCGTGGTGCGTCAACAGACTTGATTGCACAGAACTTAGATACATTTTCAGGTAGTGTTGTTAATACTACTTACTATGATAGCATCACTAACGCTAGTGCTGTCTCAGGTTTGACTGTCACACGCTACGGCTCAGTGTTACACATCCAGTCCACCAACAGCACAGACTTCCAAGTAGAAGTAGGTGACTCTCATGGTGGCGATCACTTACTTGTGTTCAAGGATGAGACACCAGACTTTAAGAAGTTACCTGTAGAGGGACCAAACGACTTCTTAATTAAAGTAGCTGGTGACAACCAGAAGGCACAGGATGACTTCTATGTTAAGTTTGATGATGGTGTGTGGAAAGAAACAGTAGCTGAGAATATCTTGATTGATATTGATGCTGCTACTATGCCCCATAAACTTACTAAGCAGTCCAATGGTACATTCATATTTGATGAAGTAGTTTATGAGTCACGCAAAGTAGGTGATGATGACACTAACGACTTTCCGTCCTTCATAGGGTTTACATTAGCTGACATCTTCTTTCACAGAAATAGGCTAGGCGTACTAGCTGATGAGAATGTTATCTTTAGTAGGGCAGGTGAGTTTGTAAACTTTGACTTCTTTCGTAAGTCTACCCTTACAACAGTTGACAGTGATCCTATTGATGTAGCAGTGTCCTCTAACAAGGTGAACATACTTAAACACGCTGTACCCTTTAACAACACATTACTGCTGTTCTCTGAACTAACACAGTTTAAGGTAACGGCTGACCCCATCCTAACCCCTGAAACAATTAACGTATCTAGTACCACAGAGTTTGAGGCTTCACTGAGAGCCAAACCAGCAGCCGCTGGTAGATTTGTATACTTTGCTACTAAACGTGGTGCGTGGTCAGGTATGTGGGAGTACTATGTTGATTCTGACACTGATACTAATGACGCTGCTGAAACTACGTCACACGTACCACAGTATCTTGATGGTGAGATTAAGAAGATCGAAGCATCATCAAACGAAGATATGATCCTTGTACAGACTACAGGTGAAACTGAGTCAGTCTATGTCTACAGGTACTACTGGAAGGGCAGAGAGAAGCTACAGGCTTCTTGGTCTAAATGGACATTTGGTGCTGATGTATTGTCTATGGCTTTTAACTTGGCTGATATTATGGTACTTGTTAAACGTGGTAACAACCTATTTCTAGAGAAGATTAATCTATCAGTAGATGATGCTACTCAGTACACTACAGGTCAGTTCCCTATTATGCTAGACAGACGTGTACAGCTAGAGACAAGTGGTCTTACGACTGTGCCATACACAGATAGTAATTTGACTTACATTAACCAACGTGGTAAAGTAATTTCAGTTGGTGATGTAGCAGCCTTGCTTAGTGCATCAGAAGTAGTATATGCAGGTATACCCTATACATTTAAGTACCAGTTTTCAGAGCCAGTAATAAAGCAGGAAAATAGTCCTATTACAACAGGCAGTTTACAGCTTAGAAATTATGCAGTTGTTTATAATGATACAGGTTTCTTTGACGTTAAGGTAACACCTCTTAAACGCTCTACCTATACTCGTAGCTTCACAGGACGTATTGTTGGTGCTTCTACTAACATCCTAAACCAAGCAGCTATTGACTCAGGTACATATCGTTTTGGTGTTATTGGTAAGGCTGGTGATGTTGATGTTGTATTAGAAAGCAGCAGTCACTTCCCCTGTGTATTCCAGTCAGCAGAGTATGAAGGTTTCTTTAATCTACGTTCACGGAGAATGTAATGAAAGTCCATGTGAGAGATAGTATCCAGTCTGATGTAGACTACCTAGCTTCTAATCTTAGAGAAGAAGATAGGCTAGAGGTGCTAGCCTCACATGGTAATATTAAAGAAGCATTGCAGGATGGTTTAGATTACTCTGAGGAATGTTATACTATCATAGTTACGGACACAAATGAAATTGCAGGTATGTATGGATTGTGTGAAATGGATGACATGGTAGCAACACCGTGGCTTTTAACTAGCCCAGCAATACACAAAGTATGGCTACCCTTTCTACGACAATCTAAGCAGTGGGTTGCTGAGGCTAACCTTAGATACCCTGTGCTTACCAACGCCTGTGATGAACGATACCATGTAGCTTTAAAGTGGTTAAGGTTCGTAGGGTTTACTTTTATTAAACGCCATGAAACGTATGGCGAAGGGGATAAACCCTTTTTAGAATGTGTGAGGATATAAAATGGACCCTATGACTATGATGATGATCGGTAGCACTGCTATCGAATTTCTGGGTGCTAGTGAAAAAGCTAAACAAGATGAAGCACGTTATCTACAAAACCGTATAAACGCTGCCTCTGCACGTGACTTAAAAATACAGTCATTGAACAGTCGCATGATCCAAGAGGGTGAAGCAGCCGCAGCACAGAAACAACAACTGTCCCTTGAAGCTTTACGTAGGCAAGAAAGGGCAGCAGTAGCAGCAGGAGAATCAGGAGTTTCTGGTTCATCTGTAGACAGAACAGTAGCAGAGTTTGAGACTGCACGTTTACGTGGAGTTACCACAGTCAATGCACAGACAGAAGCCTTACGTAATCAGATTGAATTAGAAAAGATAGGTGCTAGTGCTGAGGCTGTAAATAGGATTAACTCCCTACCACGTGGACAGCAGCCTAATTTCTTGGCCTATGCTGTTAAAGCTGGCGCACAGGCTTATGCCGGTATGAAACAAGCAGAGGCACTAGACCCTAAAAATATTGCAAAACAAATGGTGGACATACAAACTGAGGTAGGTAAGATTGTACCTTCTATAGTACCTAGCTTACCCTCTGCATCCAGTATTAGCTGGTCAGGTGGTCCTACAGTGTCAGCAGCTAGTGGCTTTCTACCAAACTCGTTAGGTGCTAACGTACTTAATCAGGGCGGTAACGTCACACTCTTTCAATAAGGATAGATCATGGCTAAACAAAGAGTACAGGTAGCACCTTTACAGGCTACGGCTGCTGTAAGGCCAACGGCTGCACCAGTAGAGACATATACTAGACCTGCTGAGAAACAAGTATCAAACCCTTTGGCTGAGTTTGTCAACGCCATTACACCTGCTATTAAAGCAGACGCTGAAATAAAAAGACAAAGACAACAGCAACTAGGCAGAGAAGTACAAGCAGGTATTGCAGAAAAGCAAGCCTTTCAAGCAAAGATTGCTGTAACAGATTTGTTGTCTGAATCAGTAAATCAATACGAACAGAACAAAGAATTTTATCTTGAAGCTGGACCAGAGAAAATTGCCGCTGATAGACAGTCTTACTTTACAGATTACTTAACAAAGCTTGAAGATGCTGGAACTAACCCAGCTATTATGACAGCAATCAAGGAAGACTTAGAACTAGGTACTGTTAAGTTCTTTGCTGATCCTGCTGCTGGATATAATCAAGCTAAGGCTACATATGATTTAGATAAGGCAGATGCTGTAGTACTTAATCAAATTACCAAGATCACTACAGACCCTGATATGCCTAGAGAGGCACAGGCACAGTTTATCAACAGTCTTGTTTCAGACTACTTTAAAACAGGTAGAGATAAAAAAGGCTTCAACGATAAACTTATGGATTTAGCAGACAAGCAGTCTGGTATGCTAGGTGAAACATCCCTAACAGATTGGTTGCAGTCTCCTGAATCATTAAACCGTTTTGGTGTAGCTGAGTATGCTGACGCAGTAACTCGTATCAAAGGCAACGAAGCTAGTATGGCTAAGAAAAGAGCCAAGGCTGGTGAAGATGCTTACTTTGCAGGTATTATAAGCCAGCGTTTAGCAAGCTATGTAACTACAGGACAGCAGGGTGATCTAGCTATTGGTACTGAGATGACACATCCAGTGACTGGTACAACAAGAAAGATTACAGCAGAAGATGTACAAACTGCTTACGAAGCTAACAATGCAAAAGAACTTGAAGCAAAGCTAGCAGTAACACAAGACATAACAAATGCTGCACATCCTGAGTTTAAACGTGGTGATCCGTCAGCTAACCCTGCTGCTGTAGAACAGGCACACTTAGTTAAATCTTTTGATGAGTTTTACACACCCTTTCAGGTTATGCCTACACAGTATAAGAACGCAATCAGCAGTGGTGCTTCAGTATTGACTACCTCTACTGGTAATCCAGAGAGAGATATGGAGTTAGCATCACAGGCTTTTGCTGCTTATCGTACTGTAGAGAGTTTATCATCAGGTTTAACTAAACGTAGTAAAACATTGAAAGAAGATGATTTACTACGTATGCGTACCTTGGATATTTTATCTGGTCCTGCTGGTAGAAAGTTTGACCAAGCACTAAATGCAGTGCAGGGTGAACTATATAAAGATGCAGGTTCACGTGTAACTCTTGATAAGATGTTAGACGCAACAGATAATTCATGGTGGTCTGGTTCTAAGTACAACGACATAGAAAATCCAGCAGAAGTATTAGCACAGTTTAAGGATGTTGTACAGGCTTTGGTAATGGCTGATGGTATGAAACCTGAAAAAGCTATGGAACTAGCGGCTGGTTATCTTGAAGAAGACTGGCTTGTAATAGAAAGCACCAACGGTGT